GCCGAGACGCCGGCAAGCGCCTCCCGAGCGGACAAGCACACCGGGCAGCCCCTCACAGGGCCGCCACGGGCGCCTACGGCGAGGGGCGCCCGATCGTCACTGATCGAGGACGATCATGCCACTGTCATCCGTCCAGATGCCGACGCGATTGTTGGTCGAGTTGGAGACGAACTCCACCACCCCAAAGGTCCTGCCGTCACCGAAGATGGCGCAGTTGTAGGTATCCGCCAGCCCGGTCTTGGAGGTGAGGTCCATCGTCGACCAAGCCCGTTCGTTCACCACAATGGTCACGACACCTTCCATCAGGCCGTGAGAGACCGCCGTTCCCGAAGCCTCGGTTTCGACCCAGCGTTGGTTGCACTCCATTTTGCTCTGAGCGGCCACCGAAGCGATCGCCACAGTCCAGATCAGCGCAGCTAACAGTAGTAGTATCTTCACCCGCCCCTCCTTCAGCCAGCCGAGCGCCGCTTGGCTGGCTTCGCCTGGGCCTGGATCGCACCCCGATTAGGAACGGTGGCGACGATCTCGCCGACCCACTCCAGCCGCTGGTCCTCCATCGTCCGAGCGTTCCAGCTGTCGAGATTGTAGAGGCCCTTGCGCGAGCCGCGCATCAGCCGCTTGATGAAGCGCCGGCCGCTTACCGTCTTCACGATGACGCGCCGGCCGAGATAGTGGTCCGTGCTCCGCACCTGATCACGCAGGCACACGATCACCTCGCCTGGCTCATACACCGGCAGCATCGAATCGCCCGCCACCTCGAACGCGATAACCGGGTCGGGGAAAGTGAAAGGCAGTTCGACCAGGTCATAGCCATCGGCTGGCACCTGCTCGTGCTCCACCTCGATCTCGGCGCCGGCGCCCACGCGCCCCATGATTGGCGCCTGGTTGCCGGCAATGGGCGGCCGCTCGATCAGACCCGACTCACGAGCAAGCTCGCGGATGCGCTCCAGCGTGCGACCACCCGGTATCAACCCAGCTTCCCAGCGAGAAACCGACGACTGGCCTGCGTCGAGCGCGTGAGCCAGTTCCTCCTGGTTCCAGCCTCGAGCGGCCCGAATGCCTGCCAAAATCGCGGGTACGTCCATGTCGGAAATATACACAGATGGATATTCCAAACCCAATCCGCGGGCGGAAGTTCTTAGTGGACTGTTTATCCATTTGCGGGTATCCATAAATGGATGAACACGCTTCGCCATATCCGCCGCGCCGTCTTCGGGGTCACCCAGGTCGAAATGGCCGGCATCGCCGGTGTCCGACAGGCCACGATCTCTCGTTGGGAGAACGACGACTGCACGCCATCGCTGCCGGCGCTTAAGCGCATACGCAGGGAAGCCCGTCGACGCAGGCTCAAGTGGAACGACTCCTGGTTCTTCGAGGAGATCGCAGCTTGAAGAACTCACTTCACAACACTCCACGGTCCGGCAAGCCGGGCCTTTTCACTAGCCGCGGTTGGCATCCTAACCACGGCCTGCAGACGGGCGCTTGTCAGTAATGATCGGGGACGCTGACAACACCCGCGACCTGTTCTCCTGGCAGCCGCCCCAGGTGGCCGTTGGCTATGCCGAGGAAGTCGCCGGCAAGGGCCCACTACAGAACCGTATTGCGCGCCTCGTTTCGAGGGCGCTGCGCGATGCCAGGGACGATCGTGGCCTCGGCCGTGGCGAGATCGCGCGCCGGATGACCGACGAGCTCGGCCGCAAGGTGTCCGAGGACGTGCTCGACAAGTGGTCCTCCGAGGCAGCCGAGGCCCATCGCATCCCACTCGACGCATTCATTGCGCTCATCGCGGCGACCGGCGCGAACGAGCTTCTCGGCTTTGTTCCCGGTCTCTTGGGGTTCGTCGTCGTGCCGAAGAAGTACAAGGCGTTCATCGACCTGCAGCTGCTTGAAGATCACGAGCGCGACGTTGCCGCCCACAAGGCCAAGATACTGGCCGACATGAGGGGGCAGCAGCGATGAGCAAGAAACCTCTCACCATTGCCCTGGCCGACATCGACGTGAACGGCCGGCTGCTGCCCCTGCGCGAGGAAGTCGCGCAGGAACTCGCCGCCAGCATCTCGCTCCACGAGAAGGCGTTCCACCCGATCGGCATTCGCCAGACGCCACGCGGCGCCATGGGCTGGAAGCTGATCTTCGGTCGGCATCGACTCCGCGCCTTTGAGATACTCGGCATCGAGCAACTGACCGAAGGCGAGCACTTCATCGTGCGGGCCATGTCCGAGCAGCAGGCTCTGCTGGCAGAGATCGAGGAGAACCTCGCGGGCGGCAAGCACTCACACTTCGCGCGCGCTGTGATGGTCGCCGCCTATCGCACCGCCAGCGCGGCCGACGGGCTGAAGGTTGGTCGCGGTGGCGACCGCAGGTCTGCCGAGGTCCAGGCGAAAAAGAGCGAGAGCCTCGGCGCGCTGATGGCCGGGTTCACTGCCCACGCCATGGACACCTTCGACCTGTCGTCCGACCAGATCGAGCGGCTGCTGCGCATCGGTACCGCGCTGACCAAGCCGGCCGGGCTCGCCGAACGGCTTCACCTCTCCAAGATCGCGCGCAACCAAAGCCAGCTGCTGAAGCTCGCGGCTCTGCCCGAGGAGCAACTGGCGCGCGCGGCCGAGGCCTTCGACGCCGCCCAGGGCGACTTCTTCGCCCTCATGACCATCCTCGCCCAGGACCCGGCCGCGCAGGGCAAGGTGCTGAAGAAGCTCGGCGCCGGCACGCCTATCAAGGAAGTGGTCGGCGAGCAGCCCAAGCAGCAGGCGCCCGCCTTCGATCACTGGCAGCAGGCGGTGTCGAGCTACAGCCAGCTCGACTTCAAGGGGCGGGTCTCCGCCACGGTCGAGCACTTCAAGCAGGACGAGAAAGCCGTCCGCGCCGCCTTCGCCTCGCTCGGCTTCGACCTGGTGAGGGCTGGCTCATGATCTCCAACCGCTTCCTCATTGCCGGCCTCTACGCCGTCGCTCTCGTGCTGGCCGTGCTCGTCGCCACCGACGACGGCATGGCGACCTGCTTGTCCCACCACAGTTTCGATGTGTGCCATGACAGCCTCCATTGAGTGGTTCAGCCTCGACGCCGCAGCTGCTGCAGGCGACCCGACCATGCCCGCCACCGCGCGCGGCTGGGGCAAGATCGCTTCGGCCGAAGGCTGGCGCGACCGCGACGGCCGAGCCCGACGCGAGGGCAAGGGCTGGGTCTACCACCTGACACTGTTTCCGGCCTCGACACAGGTTCGCCTGCTGCTCGCCGCGCAGCCGGCCGAGCAGCCGGCGCCGGCGCGCTCGCCGCTGTGGCAGCGCTACGACGCGCTGACCGACGCGCATAAGCAGACCTGCGCCGACCGCCTGCAGGCGGTCACCGCCGCGCATCGCCTGATGGCCTCCGGCATGACGCTGGTCGCGTCGGTTGCCATCGCCGCAGCCGAGGCCGGCGTCTCCAGTTCGACGCTGCGTAACTGGCTCACCGCGGTCCGCAGCCACAATCGGGCCGACTGGCTCGCTGCCCTGGCGCCGGAGTACCGGCCCACTGCCAAGTTTGCCGAGTGCCATCCCGATGCCTGGGCAGCGCTGAAGTCCGACTATCTGCGCCCAGGCAAGCCGAAGTTCTCAGCCTGCTATCAGCGCATGGTCGAGGCTGCACCGCGCCAGGGTTGGGCGCCCATCCCCAGTGAGATGGCCCTGCGGCGTCGTCTCGCGGCCGAAGTGCCGAAGGGCGTCATCACGCTGACGCGCGAGGGCGCGGACAAGGCCAAGGGCATCTATCCGGCCCAGCGCCGTACCCGGATGAACCTGCGGGCGATGACGCTGGTCAACATCGACGGCCACCGCTTCGACGTGTTCGTGAAGAAGGGCGACGGCGCTCCGTTCCGTCCGACCCTCGTCGGTATCCAGGACGTCTACTCGGGCAAGTTCGTCGGCTGGCGCCTGGACGAAACCGAGAGCCGTGTCTCGGCTCGGCTCGCCATCGGCGACATGGTCGAGAAGTACGGCATCCCCGAGCACATGATCCTCGATAACGGTCGCGGCTTCGCCAGCAAGTGGATCACTGGCGGTGCGCCCAACCGCTTCCGCTTCAAGGTCCGGGACGACGAGCCCGATGGGCTGCTGATAAACCTGGGCGTCAAGATCCACTGGGCGACCCCGTATCACGGCCAGGCCAAGCCGATCGAGCGCGCCTGGCAGGACTTCTGCGAGAACATCGCGCGGCATCCCTTCTGCGCCGGCGCCTACACCGGCCCGAACCCGATGGCAAAACCCGAGGACTATGGCACGCGAGCCGTCGACTGGGACGCCTTCAAGGTGTTTGTCGACGGGCAGATCGCCGCGCACAACGCGCGCACCGGCCGCAAGTCCGAGACGGCCAATGGACGCAGCTTCGACGAGACGTTCGCGGCCTCGCTTGCCCTGCCTGACACCATCGTCCGCTGGCCCACTGTCGAGCAGCGCGACCTCTGGCTGTTGATGGCCGAGGAGATCACCGCTCAGCGCGGCTCCGGCGAGATCCACTTGCTCGGCAACCGCTACTGGACGCCGGCGCTGGTCGAGCATGCCGGGCGCAAGGTGCATGTCCGCTTCGATCCCGACGACCTCACCCGAGACATCAAGGTCTACGACCGCAAGGGGCGGTTCCTGATGTCGGCCGGGCTGCTTGGCGATGCCGACTTCCTGGATGCCGACGCGGCCCAGCGCCATGCCCGACTGCGCGGCGAGTTCCAGAAGACGCAGCGCAAGCTCCGCGACCTCCACGTGACGATGAAGCCGGACCAGCTGGGCGAACTTTACGCCCCCACGGCCAAGCCCGACACGGCGCCGCAGCGGCCGACCGTGACCCGTCTCGCCACGCGCGGCAACGCTGCCTTGAAGGCGCAGCCTGACTGGACCCCCGAACACGCGGAC